ATACTCCAACACAACATAGACGTGCACAGCAGCATCCAGCACAGTATGGTCTGCATCTGCCCAGAACGGCAGCACCTCATCAGCAGGAAAGCGCTTAAAGGTCAGCTCACCGTTTTCATAGTATGGATACAGCCAGCTCTTACCGGCGATGATTGCGCCCTCACCGACATTGTGCAGCGTCCTGCGGAAACGGTGCCCCAGCACGGTGCTCAATGCCTCGGCATAATCCTTGTTTTCAGTATCAAAGGAAATTGGCCTGCCAAAGCTGTAG